TTAATAGTAAAAAGATATATTATTTTAAAGCATCCGACATAGGAAAAGCATTAGGTATAGTAAACATACGTTCAACTATTCAAAACTATGATGACGATGAGAGGGTAGTACGTAATGTCTACGACCCCCAAGGTACACCTCAAGACACTATTTTTTTAAGTTCTCAAGGTGTATATCGTTTATTATATACTTCAAAAAAAGAAGTAGCTAAAAAGTTTAGAAAATGGGCAGGAAATATATTAGATGATATAATATTTAATGAAAGTGCAGAGTTAAAGAGGCAATTGGAAGAAAAGGAAAAACAACATCAAATAGAATTACAAGAGAATGAAAAAATGTTGTTAGAAAAAGAAAGTCAATTACAAGAAAAAGATATTAAGCATATACTAGATTTAAAATTAGATAAACATAAAACATTATTAGAAAAATTTCATAATAAAAATTGTATATATTTATGCGAAGTTCAGACTAATTTAATTAAAATTGGTTCTTCACAAGATATTAATGTTAGAAAATTAGATTTAAAAAGAGTATATGGGTCGTGTACATTTTTAGATATATTTGATGGTACTACTGATTTTAGAGAAATCGAACAACATATTTTATGTAAAATCAAAGACTATTTATACAAGGGACTTATAAATGGACATTCTTCTAAAGAAGTGGTATTATTAAAAACGCATACTTTTAATTATAATCAATTACTAACAATTGTTACAAATGAAATTAAAAATTTTACAAATAAAGAAGTAGAATTAAGAAAATTAAATAATGAAGAAAAAAAAATAGATTTAATTAATAGATTGATTGACCGCAATTTAACATATGAACAAATTGATAAATTAATTAATTATAAAAATGAAGATATAATCAAGCCTATACAAGAGCGAAAGTCTATTCAAAATGTAAAAAATACTGGTACGATTGTTAAAAAGGGGCGTAAGATTCAAGTTATCAATCCTGATAATTTAAATTTTATTGTTAAAGTTTACGACAGTATGATTTTTGCTTTACGAGATACTGAACATAATTATGATAAACATTCAATTCAAAATGCTTGTAAAAAACATACAATTTATAAAGAATTTAGATGGTTATTTGTAGAACACGGGCAGAATCCAAATATAGTTAAAGATATAAAACCAACAGTTAAATCAAATCAACCAGATTTAGATATAATTTTACAGTTAAATAGTAGTAAAACATGTGTATTAGACAATTATTATGGTATTACTTTAATTAAGAATAAATTCAAAGTAAGTTTACCAAGATTACATAAGATTATTAATAATAATATACTATTTAATGATAGTTACTTTGTCAAAATAAACGATTGCCCAGTTGAATTATTAAATAATTACAAAGAAAAAAATGATTTAGTCATTAGAACCAATTCTAAAAGTAAGAAAGTAAAACAAATTAATATATTATCTAACGAAGAAATAACATATAAATCTATATCCGAGGCAAGTGTAAAATTTGGTACAACTCATAAATCTATAACTAATTGTATCAAAAATAATACAAATTTAAACGGTTATAGATGGGTTTATGTTTAATATGAAATATACGTTTTACAAAATATTAAGAGAAATAATAAAATACGTGATACCCACTGTAATTACGTTATCTACGGTATAACCATATTTAGCTGCACTAGATAGTAAAGCATAACTAAATATAATAGCTAAAGTAGTATACAAATTTTCGTGACCTAAAGATAAAAATAATACAAGAAGAGTGAAAATTGCTATTTTTCCATTAAATTGGAAATAACCTATTTTTTTATTATCTTCAGTCACAATTGTATATGATGTTATGTAATTAAATAGGTATCTTAAAAGCAAAATGACAATAATATATTTTACAATTTTAAAGTTTTGTTGTGTATCTTGAATAGGACCAAAGTAGTAATAATATACAAAAATACTATAAAATATAATTTCATTTAATATCGTTAATGTATTTGTATCGAATTTATCCTGCATATAATTTTGAAATCGATCTTCTATCTTTATCATATTAATTCTTATAATAACATTATAAAAAAATTAAATTAGAAATATGTATACAATTTTTATTATATTCAAAAAAAAAAAAGTTCAAGGAAACTGCCAAGGCTAGGGATTATATATATTGGATGGTGCTAAAATTACTCTACAATACACATTTATGCTGATGAACTAACAGATGAATCGGAATCAGATAAAACTGAAGTAGAAGGTGATGTTGAACCATACTTTTGACTTAATTTACTCCATTTAGCCATCTCTTTATCTTCATTATATTTGTTATATTTATCCTTTGCACTAGAAACAAGTGATTTCGCACCACTACTTAATCTTGAACCCAGGGATTTGAATCCGCTACTTAATTTCGACCCAAATGATTTAGCTCCACTACTTAATTTAGATCCAACGGATTTAGCTCCACTACTTAATTTAGTTCCAAATGATTTAGCCCCTTCACTTAATTTTCTTCCAACAGCTTTAGTAGAAGCACTTAACTGACCAGCAGCTTTTGATGCAGCTTCTCCAACTCCTTTTAAAATAGCATTCATCTTTTCCTTTGCCTTGTCCATACCAGCCTTAGCAGATTCCATAACTTGTCTAAGTTTTTCACGTTTGTTTTTATCCTTCTCTTGTTCGTATTGAGCCTTTGCTTGTAGAAAGGCTTCTCTTTTAGCTTGGTAATCTGACTCAACTTGTTCGACAGCTCCTCCAAACATAGTTAACATACCTCCCATACCTCTCATACGATAATGTGATTTGACACGTTGTTTTCTAAGCGATTTATTATGAGTAGATTTACGAACAGAACTAGATTTAATTTGTTTCTTAGCTGATCTTTTATGACTGCGTGCCATTTGTTTATATATATATATTAAACAAATAAAAAAAAAATTAGAATAGTTTTAATTAATTTAAATTTTAGAACATCCCGACTTTTACAATTATTAAATACCTAAAGGGATAAAGTTTGTATCTAACACATCTTGAGTAGGTAATTTTGCAGCAGCCCAGTCACATGCATTATCTTTTACAACTTCCCAAGCTGCATCTGCGATATTTGAACACAAGGTATTATTACAATAAGTTTCTGAAAGTGATACAAGACCTTCAACGTTATTATATATTGATTCGTTACCTATAACGTAGATGGCAAATCCTATACACCAATGAGTAGGATTAATTTTTGGAACTAATTCAAAACGTATTACTTTTACATAAAAATGAGTATTGAATGTAGAGACATCTATAGCATTAGACGTTGATGTCACTGATAACTCAGTTAATCTATCTTCTACTAAGTTAAAAGCAGCCCATGTATTTACTACAGTTTTAATTGAATCCCATGCGGTTGATACAATATCAGCATTTGTAGAACCTTGAAGTTCCGTTGTATCAACCATTGCTATATGAATAGATGTTCTACCATTGAATGTACAATGTACATTAAAATGTACTATAGTATTACTTGTTGAATTATCAAAGTGAACAACTGTAACTTTAAAATTATCATTAAATTCTTGTAATGTTAACATGTTTAATATTACGTTATAAAAAAGATATTTGAATTAAGTATTAGAGCTTTGATGCGGCTTGCGAATCACTTTTCATCATTACCTTGATATCGTTAAGGTGTCCAATTACCAATAGCAACGTGTGGCATACTCGTGTTTTGTTTATATATTAATTTATTCAGCCACTTGAGGCTTATTGTCTTTATTAATGTTTAATATTAATTATTAATTAATGTTTATATATTAACCCAAACTGGTTGAAGTCCTTGAGGTATGGAGTTATTAATGTTTATATATTAATTCTGGCGTAGGAATAGGTTGTATACTTGAATTATCAAACGGTAAATTAAGTAATGGGTGAAAATATGCTTCACCTCTTAAATCATAACTCATATTTCTAGTTGGTCGAGTTATACGAGTTGGCCATGGTTTTATGTAATCACCATAAAAATTTTCTTTAAGCGAAGCTTTAAAAACTAGAAAATATAACGATAATAATAATATTAATATTAATAACAACATCTTGTTATTAGTAAATAAATTTGTTTTTTATAAATTACAATAGTTATCTGATTGGTTCTTGTATATCTAGTAATTTCTAGGTCTTTTGTTTAATTCAAAATCAACAGTTTCTCTATCTTCCATTAATTTCTGTAATTTCATATCCATTTCTTTACCTTTTCCAGACATACCGTTACTACCCATTTGACCAGACAAGCCAAAATTAGGGTCTGTAAAATTAATATTACCATTCATTCTTTGTTGAGGAATAGGTTGTCTTTGTTGTGTATTAAATCTTGATGAACTATTATTTTCTTGAATATATTGGTCTCTCATATTCATTTGTACATTACCATCACCATCACCATTACCATTGTCTTTTTTTCCACGCATTTTATCAAAATATTGTCTTTCGCTTTGTTTACTATTATAATCAGTATCTGGAGTTGATTTTTCCAACTCATTTAAAAATCCATTTGTTTTACCAGATTGTTGTGGGTCCCATGTTTTTGATGTATTTAAATAATTATCATCAGTTAACTTAGGGGCTCCATTATCAGTTTGTAAAAATTTAAAACTTTGCGATTTTGCATCACATAAATTAGTTGAACCAAAATTGGCATAATTATCAGAAAATGAAGTCATCTCATTAGGATTAAAGGGTTGTAAATCACCAGATGTATCAGTTAATAATTTAACTTGATATTCTAACCACTTAAATGCATCTACGTCAGACAATACATATTGAGCATTCGGTGTAATTAATGTAGGAACTTTTGTAATTTTTATTTCTAAAACATCTTGAATTTGATAAAAGCCAGTTGGTCTTTTTTTTGTTGAATTGTCTACGTCAATATTCATACGAATAAACGAATTATACAAATCAGGATATTTCATTAAAGTTTGAATAAAATTTTTGGAATAAACACAATAATCTGAATATATAACAATAGGTTTATCGAACATCTGTATTATGATATATTAACATAAAAATTTTTAATTTTCACCCTAGCATTTAAAAATTATTTATAGAGTTTGTCTAAATAGAAAATAAATAATATATTATTATATTAATAGAATAATGTCTGATATCAGATTAAAAAAAATCACAGTTGAACCATCTCAAATATTAACAATTCAGCGAGGTAATATTAATGTTACTAATACGACTATATCATCTAATCGTTTAAATGGTTCTTTTGTTATAAATGGTGGGATTGGTATTAATTGTATATATGATTCGGTATCATCTACGAGTGGTGGTGCATTAACTGTAGGTGGTGGATTATCTGTTTATAATCAAACATTTTTAGGTAATAATTTAATTATAGATAATAATAGTGCTACATTATCAGTCAATGGTATTAATACAAATAGACTATTTCTAGATTCAGTATCCAATAAATATTTTTATATTAGTCCAGATGGTATTTCCAAAAGACTAGAATTATTTGATACCACACTTAATATCCATATAACAACTCAGTCTAAAAATGCTACAACCGGTGCATTAATTATTGATGGTGGTATCAGTATAAATGCAACAGAAGATGCTATTAATTCAAGTAATGGTGGTGCGTTAACTGTAAGTGGTGGTGTTGCAGTTGGAGGAAATACATTTTTATCAAAAAAATTAACAGTAGGAGAGTTATATACTAATAAACACGGTATTTTAGTAAGATATACTGGAAATTCCCAAGTTGCTTTACAAAATAGTACAGGTACCTCAACTACAACTTTTAATATGGAAGGTGATAATCTTGTTATAGCAACACAAAATGACCTTTTATTTAAAACAACAACAGGAAATTTTGTATTTTCCAATGCGAGTACAGGTAATTCATTACTTACAATGACTGGTAAATATAGTACATTTGACAAGTTTGTAAATATAACAGATACAGTTGAATCAAAGAATTTAACTACAGCTAGTTTAATAGTTAAAGGTGGTATTAGTATTCAATGTACAACAGATGCTATATCAATGACAAGTGGTGGGGCTATTAGTATTAATGGTGGTTTAGGAGTTGCTAAAAAAACATATATAGGTGATTCATTAGGATTAGAATTATGGAATACCACTAAGGCAAATAAGTTCTTATTATTTCAACAACAACAAACTGTTACGGAAGCAAATATATTTACAGGTTTAGGTGTTACATCAGGTTCTTTACGTTTACAAGTATATGATACGTCAAAAGATTTTACATTCTTTAGTTCCTCAACTTCAGGAACTTCTACGGAAGTATTTAGAATCAAAGGTTCAAATGAGGTTCAATTTGTGGGTGCAAATCAACGTTATTCTTTCTTAGCTGGTGGTAATACATTAAATGATTTATCTATTCAAGGTCAAAGTATTGCTGAATCATCAAGTATTTGTTTCTTTACAAAAGATGGAGATTCGAATGATACAAATGATATCAAAATATTTGGATTAGGACAACCTAATGGTGTTACAAATAGCGAATATTTGAAACTTGGATGGGATACTAATAATTATATTGTTTCTACAAATAAAACTGGTAGTGGTAACTCTTCTCAATTAATACTTCAAACAAATACTCATTTAGAACAAATTAAACTTTTAACTGATGGAAGTATTTATATGAGTTCTACAAAACCTAGTACTAATAATAGTACAGGTGGATTAGTACTAGTTGGTGGTGTATCCATAGCAAATACAAATGATGTTAGTAGTTTAACAGTTGGCGGAGCATTAACTTTGGCTGGAGGATTAAGTATAAAGAAAAGCACATATATTGGTAACAAATTATATGTTTATTCTACATCAGGTAATATTAGTTTTTATGCACAGAATTCAGCTGGAGACCTTATAATTTCTAATCCTACCAATAATTATGTATTAGCAAATAATAATACAAATGGACCATCTATCACGTCATTAACATTATTTGGGTTAAATAATACAAAAAGTAGTAATTATGAAGTATTTGAAATATTATGTAATTCAACTAGTGGAAATGGTGTATATAATATTCATACAGGTGCAAATGGAACTGGTATTTTAAAACCATTACAAATTAATGTTGGAAATAATATAGATATATTTATGCATACAAGTGGAAATATTGGTATAAATACCACAAATCCATCTTATCAATTAGATATAAATGGTACAATGAGAGCTAACAATTATAATTACATTAATCAACTTACTGTATATAATACTACTGACGCATCTAATGAATTTACTAGTGGTAGTTTGACTGTTGCTGGTGGTACAAGTATTGCTAAAAATCTATTTGTAGGTGGCAAGGCAAATTTTACCAACACGTTAGATTCATCAAGTACATCTGGTGCTGTATATATTGCAGGTGGTTTAACTATAGCTACAGGACAAGCAAGTACGTTTGGTTCAGGTGCATTAACAGTAAATGGAGGTGGTTATTTTGGTGGAAAATTATATGTTCAACAAGATTTAAATGTACAAGGACAAATTAATGGCGGAAGTGCTAGTTCAAGTACATTTGCTTATTTGACATTAACAGCTACGAATGAGTCTTTAAATTTAAGTACTGGTTCATTCTTAACTTTTGGTGGTATTACAATACAAACTTATAAAAATGCACAAAACGTAAGTAATGGTGGAAGCTTCTTAACACCTGGTGGAGCTTCTATTGGTAAAGACTTGTACATTGGTGGTAATTTATATAATTATGGTGTACAAAACTTTTACAGTAATACTAATTCACTAGTAAATTTTTATGATACTTCTAATTTTAACAGATTCTCGATTGACCGTAATACAGTATCAAGTGATTTATCTATATCTAGATATAATGCAAGTGGAAATTATGTAGAAAAAACTATTGAAATTTCTAATAATAATGGTCAAATCAAGTTTAATAATAGTACTAATAGTACCAGTTTAAATGCTGCATCTTTAATTACGGTTGGGGGTGTTACAATTCAAACAACAGCTGTAGCATCTACTATTCAAAACGGTGGTGGTTTAACTGTTTTTGGAGGAACAAGTATAGCAAAAAATATGTACGTTGGTGGAAATGTTGTTTTGTCAAGTACAACAACAAGTACAAATTCAAACGAAGGTGCGTTAACTGTAGCTGGTGGTGTAGGTATCACTGGCAATGTTAACATTTTAGGTAATACTGTTATTAATGGTAATTTATCTATTGTAGGTACAACAAATACTATATATTCTACTAATACATTCTTATCTGATAATATTCTTGTTATTAATTCAGGTCCATCTGGTTCATCTGATGGTGGTATACTCATTCAACGTTATCAAATTAATAATAATACAGGTGATGGTGATGTAGTTAATGATTTAACTGAACAACACGATACATATATATTACCTAGTCAATCTGGTATGACAACTATAGAGTTAAAATTACCAACTACGGCAAGTATAACAGATAATTATTATGTCGGATGGTGGATTAAAATTACTTCAGGTTTTAGTACAAATCAAGTACGTAAAGTCATAGGATATGTTGGAACTACACGTGTATTAACGATTGATAGTATATGGGCAAGTCAAAATCCAAGTTTAGGTGACAGTATTCAAATTTATAATAGACCTTATGTTGGGTTATTCTGGAATGAAACTATTGATACATTCCAATTAGGGACATCTACAAGTGACCCCGGTAAGGGTAATGTAACATTAACAGAATTTGCTTCATTAACTCTAAGTAATTTAACTATTAATGATACCATTAATTCAACAAATTCAAGTATTGGAGTCTTAATAGCAAAAGGCGGAATAAGTATAGGGTGTTCAACTGAAGCTACTTCATTGACTAGAGGCGGTGCATTAACAGTTGCGGGTGGTACAAGTATTGAGAAGAGTTTATACGTTGGTAGTAGAATGTATATTGGAGGCGTTGACGTCACACCAAATACGTATGACCAATTTTCAAGCATAACATTTACTGCAGCTAATAATGTTATATCACAAAATATTCCAAGTATATCATATACTGGAAGTTCAGTTTGGGGATTCGATCTTTATTTGTCTGCAAGATTAATAGCAACTACTAATTTATATGCTAATTATCATGTTAAAGCTGTTAATAAAGGCACGAGTTGGGAAATTATATCTAATTATGTTGGAGATTCAATATTGTCATTTAATATTACAAACGATGGACAATTACAATACTCTACATCTAATTTTACAGGATTTTCTAGTCTTGTTTTCAAATACAAGGTGTTTACAAATTAAATAATCCCAATTAAATATTTTGGTTTAAAGATAAAAGAATATTTTGGTTTAAAGATAAAAGAATATTTTGGTTTAAAAATAAAAGAATATATAGAATAATGAAAAAGGAGGGTGGAATTTTTAACCGCGCACACATCACCACTTCGAGTGATATTACTGATATTACTAATATTTTTCGAAGTGATAAAAAAAAGGATTATTTAAGTTTTTTGAATATTCTTTATACTGATATGTATTATGAAAAGTCAAATAGTGGTAATATAACAAAAACGTTTTTCGATAATCACAAGTTTGATTGGGAATCATACATAATGATAACCTTGGATACAATGGGATTAGATATTTATCCAAAAATATTAAATGTAGATTACACTAAATCTGGATATTATATCGAATTTGATACTAAAGGATTAACACCATTAAGAGAAGTATTTGAAAAAAGTAGTGCAAATTTTCACTTAATAATCAATGAACTATTATCATTTATTAGATATATTAGAGTAAAGAAAGTACTTATTGGTAATATGCATATAGATAGTCTTTATATAAATTTAAATACTATGAAGATATATGTATTAGACTTATCTAATACTACTTTTACTTATACGACTGCTACCGACCTTAATTTACAATCATTATATATTAGTTTACGAGAAACAGACGTTAAGAATAAGGTTATTAAATATTTTGATAAGGAAATGGAATTATTTGATAATAGTTTATCAAAGTATAGTTATACCAGTAGTTTATTAGACTTGTATAGCCGTTAATATTGAGAATGCTTAGATAAGTAATTAATATTTAACATATTAATTAGTTAATTTAGACATATAAATCAATTAAAGAATGTTTTAATCCTTCTTTACTTGGTATAACTGACCTATTTACAGTTGAGTCAAACGGTTTTGAAGAGTTAATATCAATAAATATTGTATTTGAATTAATACCATTCTTTTTAATATAATCTAAATGATAAGTGTGTATAGCCTTGACGTTTCTAGTAATAAGTATATTATAAGTTTCAAGAACATTATCTACATAAGTATACATCTGATTTTGTTTGGGTACGGTATATATAAAATTTTGTAAATTATTCATAGAATTACTTTTTAATTGTAATGCTACTTGTAACATTTCATGAATATTTTCTGGATATTTTCCTTCCGCACTATAAAACCTCTCAATATCATATCTTAATTTCAAAATATTATTAGTTCCTTTCAGTAATAAATAAAATTCTTGCGGATTATATTCAGATAATGTTAATATACTATGTAAAAATGTAATCATATTTGCATCAATATATAATGCATTTAGTTTATTTTTTTCATAAAGTGTTTGAATATCATTTTGAGATAACTTTTGATCACTTGCACTTGATGTTATTATCTTATACTTTACATATTGGTATACTTTAGATTGTAAAGTATCTAATTTTAGATGAATTATTTTGTTATTATCACTTAAATCATTCTGATTAATTTTAACATACATATTTGTTACATAAATAGCCAGAACTATCGATAACAATATATAAACAGAATTATTACGGAATAAATCAAGTTTTGTTAAAAAAAGTAAAATGATAAATAGTACTATAAGGACTTGGAATTTAAATATCTTTTTATAAATACCATGTTCTTTAGTGAAAAGATTTACAATATCATCCATATTAAAATATACTTAGAAATTAATTTAAATAAATGATTAAATTAATTTTTCAATTTACATAGATTTCTTGATCTTGGATTTCTTAGTCTTTTTTGAGCGTTTTGGATTTACCCAGAACCAATTCGAAATTTAAGAGGAATTGCTCTTTGGTATCGACTACCCTTGACTGTTTAGGTTGCTTTGACCTTCTTTGACTTTCTAGATTTCTTTGATTTCTTTGACTTTCTAGATTTCTTTGATTTCTTTGACTTTCTAGATTTCTTTGACTTTCTAGATTTCTTTGACTTTCTAGATTTCTTTGATTTCTTTGACTTTCTAGATTTCTTTGATTTCTTTGACTTTCTAGATTTCTTTGATTTCTTTGACTTTCTAGATTTCTTTGATTTCTTTGACTTTCTAGATTTCTTTGA